GTAACGGTTATTGACGTTGTTGCCATTGCGTAATCATCTTCAGGTATACGAATACCTTCAGTCAAATCACCTGTGGTTGGCTCTGTGAGCCTGCGAATACGAGTCAATAATACGCTTTCACCCATTTTCTTACCGAAAGATTCGATAGGAATAACGTGATCCATAAATACCGACTTTTCGACAGCCGCTACATATAAGTCACGGGAAAGAGCGTGGTTTTTGAACGCACCTGTTTCTGCATTAAATGCCCATTGATACTGTGCCATGTTTTGTTCCTCGCCATTAAAAATCTATTTCTTTGGTGGTGTTACAAACTCGCCTGCTTCTTTCCTTGCTTTCTGCCTTGACCTGATAACTTGTGACATTGAAGTGTAACCCTCACCATCATCTTTCTTTGCAGGAGGCGTTCCTTCGACAACTTGTCCACCACTTTCAAGAACCACACCTAATTCTGGAGTCGGTTCTTTGACCATATTAGGCATTATAATATCTTGTGCTTCCTTGGCAAGCCTCTCTTGCATCTGTTTTTCACTTAAATGACCCCATTTTTGCCAATTTGTGTTCATTATAGTCTTAACTAAGGGTTCATGCTTCTTGAGTTCTTTATTTTCCTTAAAGAATTCATCATAAAAGTTATCAACTACAAGTTGACCATCGAGTGTTTTCTTCTTCTCGGCTTCAGCGTCGTTGTACATTTTAGACACATCAGCGATAACTTCATTTTTAAACTGGTTCATAACACCATCTGGGTCTTCAAATATCCTGTCACCTATCTTGGTGTAACCCAATTCTGTGGCTACAGGCTCAACAACAACAGCAGGAGGTGGAGCAACTGGGGTTCTGTCTTCCAATGCTTGACGTTCCTTGATATGAACATCTTCAGCTTCCTGCAAGGATTTAGCTAATTCAGGGGTTACTGTGTATTTAACACCACCTACGGTTACTTCTGCTGAAGTTACGGGTGGGGCAACCTTTGGTTCATCGGGTGCGGTTATTACTGCTTTTTCCAGTTCTACTGGTGCTACTGCGGGTTCGGCCATTATCCTGCTCCTCTGACTATTCGAGTTAATTTATCTATCTGGTCTTTCATGCCTGCAATCTCAGCTATTGCTCCAAGAGCCTTATCTGGATTGTATTTGTCGCCTCGGTAGTCGCTTACCAATCTGTTTATTAAAAGTTCCATCCTTTCTTGTAATAGTTGTTCAAGTAATACTCTTGATCTTCTTGCGTCGTCAACCGCTTGAAGGTCGTCTATATTCAATTTCTACCCAGAACATTATCTGGGGTTATGATTTTATCAAATGCTTTACCAACAGTTCCCCTGCCCTCAAGAATCTTTATGTCTTCTGCTATATCAATATAGATATGGGCTAGAGAGGTCACGGCTTTCTCAAGGAACTCTTGGTTCTTTTTAACATCGGTAATGGAGCCTTTATTGAATTCCCACCATTTACCGAAATCAAGTAACTTCTGTTCTGTTCGTATGCTCATTTCTTACGCTTTCTGTTATGGAAAGTTTTGTGACCCTTTTTAGCTGGATGAACTGGCATTAGATGCCTCCTGATGGCGCTACGTTTTGATTGATTTCTGCGGTCAACCCACCACCCTGACCACCGCCCTGCGTACCACTACCAGTTAAACCAGCAGCCTGTAATTGGGCAGCCTCTTGGGTGTCTTGAGCAAGCGAAGCTAATTCTTCGTCACTACGCTCGAACTTTTCAGGATTAAGATTAACCATCTTCATTAACTGGTCTAATAATTTATCTTCACTGTACTTTTTGTGGAATTGTTGTAACAAAATTGGATTACCGCTTACTGCTTGTATGATCCCCATTAGTTTCTGGAAGTCTTGTGCGCGGGACAGGGTAGCACTCATTCCAAAGACTTTAAAGGAACATGTGTCGGCAAAGGCATTAAATAGTTCCTCTGGCTCCATATTTGCCATAGTAATCGCTGCTTTTCTGCCTGCTGAGTTATCAATCATTTTAACATCTATATCAGGCGCATTTTGAATAATTGTAATCCAAGCCTTTTTCAACATCTTCTCAATAGCCCATTCATAATCACGGACAATAGAATCCAAAGTTACCGCTTGAGACTGGGATGCTTCAACAATTTCTGTTGCTTTTACCTCTTTTGTTGGTAATAGACCCAGTTTTATTTCATTTTGCTTCGATGCAGCATTATATTCCTTATCCAACAGGTTATACATTGCCAGCGCATCAGGAGGAATATTACCTGTCGTTACTTGGTTAAATACATGCTCATCAGGCCCAGCACTTTCATTCATCACTAACGTAGTTCCCTGTGATATTCCGTCTGATACCTGTCGAGAATCCTCTAATAAATGGGGTCGTAATTCATTAATACCCCAGACTGATGCTATACCACCATCCAGCATCAAATTAAACATTTCATTCATGGCTTCATTTAGCGGTACAGCATCATCATATAACGCTTTGTGGAAGGTAGAGAATGGAACACGAATTAAAGGTGCTGCCACAAATGGACTTTCCCCATGCCAAAAAGGGTTGGGGATGGGTTTACGTATTAAATAGGTTTCATTAGCTATTGTACAAGTTACGTTTTCGTGAATTACTTTCCCCTCTTTATCCATTAAGGTTCCCCAGAATTCATCAATTACAACCCGCTTTCTAAAAGCTGGGGGTGGGGTTGCTTCTTGGCGTAATTCACGTTTCCTTTCCATTACTTCCAGTTCTGAGCGTTTCTCATCAGCCCTTATCTGGTCAACTACTTTCTTGTCATATACCCCTTGCTCTGCCAATTCAATAACATCTATCAAATCTCGCTCTGTACGCTGGATTTCATATAGATTACGACCTGTTGGATCAGGATAATAGTTTTCGGGCGGGATTAGGTCTATAGCAAGACTCCAAGGCTCTATTTTGAATGATTGTTCCCCTTTCTCGAAATCAAAGGTAGGTTTACGTGTTTTATACCCATGAACTTTAAATATGATTAAACTTTCCAAAAGACCTACTTTTACCGCATCTGACAGTTGGGTAGAGATATTGGTATGGTCACGGTTAAATAATGAAGTTGGTAAACATCCAAGGAACTCCATTAAGATTGCCCGTATTTGACCCCCATCCAAAGGCGAAGCCTCATGGGCTTCTACTGTAAACCAGTGACCGAACTGGGTAAGCCCTCTCTTTATGAAAGCGGCAAACTGTTCAACAGAAGATGATGTTTTAGGCAGAAACTCAGAAGATTGCCCTTCCTCCTTATGTGTCCAGTCCTGTATGTTCTGTGCCGCATTTCTATTCCTTTTGGATAATCTCATACGAACCCTACGGGCTGTCTCTGATTCTTCTCTATATGAAGTTACGGCTTGAATAACGTCAAGACCGTCTTTGCCTACTGATTCATTATTCGATACTGGGTTCGTCGCCATTTAATTTTCTTCTCTTATTAAACTTGTAACTTGGTGATGGTATTGACCGTATTTTAGTATTAAGGGTTTCATTATAGACACACCCAGCGCATACACCAATCTTTTCTATGGCTCTGGGGAGGATATTTCCGCAACACCTACAGGTTACTATGTCGTCTTGAGAATACATAACTAGGTGAGCGGACTACATTTGGGTGTTTTTCATGGTCATTTGAATGGCGGTTCTGGGTAACAGGTTGTTCATAAGTTACCCAGTAGCCAAAAGCGTCAGATGAATGGGTACGACGATAATAGGGGTCTTTATTGTTTGTGGATTTCTTTATTCCGCCTCTGGGGTCACGTAATACCTGTTCTAAATCCTGTATCAGTTCTTCACAACTTGGGTCTATTTCTATGTTGGATGTGCCGGTTTCGTCCATAAAAGCCCTGTTTACTGCATTTATCCTGTCTGGCACTGAAGGATTGGTTTTTAATAGCTTCATGTGGAGGTTAATGTTGTAACGGCGCATATTGTTACCGATTATCAAGTAATCTGATTTCCCTGTCATATTTCTACGCTGACCTGTTGCATCCCCATACATCCAGACCGCACCTTTATGCCCTCCAAATTCTTCATAAAATAACTCACACATGGCATCGTGGTTTCCTTCTTCCAGCATGAGTTCTCGTAATACACGGAATTTATTACCTTCTCGTTGTCCGACAAGGGAAATATAGGGGGCTACGTTAAAATCTATTGTCCAGCAAAGAGGGGCTGCTGGATGGTAGTAATTAAGTTGTTCTTTTACATGAACGCTATGCTCAAATCCTGTGTAGCATCTCGCGCCACTTAATCCCGGTAAAAGCTCTCCTAATACTCTTATTCTAAATTCTACAGAGTCGCTTTTGTACTTGGAGGCGTAATTGTCTATTGCATCTTTTGGTAGATATGGGTTGTCGTACATGCTCATTTGAACAACGTGGGTCTTGGGAGGCAAGGTTCCGTTTAAGAAAGGTTTTGCCATGTCTTGATACAGCCATGTTACTCCGCCTACCTGCCCTTCTGGGGGGAGCAGGGTGCAAGTCCCAAATATTAACAATTGGCGTATACCAATTCTCACTGTACATTCTTTATATACCTCTAGTGGGGGTTCTTCATCAAAGTGAATCCAGTCCTTTTCTACCCCTTGGAACTTGCCTCTGCCCGAATCAGCACTTTTGAATCCGATAATTGAGCCATTATGTAACAATAATATTTGGTCGGATTGCCGCCATTCCTTGATTTCTCTTGCAGGGATGAAGGGTTCATGGCTGGAGAATCCGACAGCGTTTTCAAAATACTTTGGTTGGATAATATCTCTGGAAGTAGGGAAGTCCAGACTAACAACCCATCCCGAAGTGCTCCTATCTTTAACTTGTATTTTTCCACCATCTGCGTATTGCTCCTTTAAGTAGGCTTCTGGTAAGCCAAAGCGCGCCAAATGCGCTCCGGAGTATGTACCCACATCGGATTTACCACTTCTATTCCCTCCAAAGCACCAAACTTCCGTAAATTCCCCTCCATAGATTGAGTCATGGAACTCTTGCTGTTTTGGATGTGGAGTAAAGTTGTATAAAGGGTCATTCTTTTGTCTATCCTCTAATGCTCTTGCTAGTTGAGTGGCTTCGATCTCCAGTTGTCTAAGTGATGGCATTGTGATAGTGTATCACAACTTAATCTCCAATTAAGCTTTATAGCCCGACTACTCCTTCCCTATCCCTGTAGTTGGGCTTTTTTTATTGGAATGGGGAAAATCAACATCAGGTATTGGCTTGTCAAGGAATTTACATAATATATTCCAATCTGGCTTTTCGCATAAATCCCAAATAAGAACCCTGTCATATAAGAATAAACAATTCACCCAACGCTTAACACCACTTAAATGAGTATTATATATATCGGAATACTGGTCGCGGTCATACAAGATACAACCAAATTCTTCCATACGCTTAAATTCCAGCATTAAATTATCTTTGGGTTGTACCAATCCTTTACAGGACTCTAACCAGTCCTCTTTATCCCTAACCGTAAGGATGAATTTAGAATTGGGGTATTTTCTATCAAATTGACGGTAATGGCGTGTCCCATAGTGGACATAAGCATCTTTATACAGATCGTAATCACCAATAGCGATTTTATCTACTTTTTGATTGTGGGAGGTGTCATAACCCAAAATACGTAAAGCATCAGCAAGTGATGTTGTACCCGTTTTGGAAAGACCTATCCCAAATATTTTATTAGTCTTCATATCTCCGTTTACATATCATTTCTGTTTTAACGCCAACACTCTTACAGTCAAATTGATCGGGTACGATATTAGTTATTAAATCTTCTTCTAATTGACATACCTGTTTAAAAGACCCATTTGGTTGCGGATAGTTCACACAATGGTAACCCAAAGTGGCTTCTGGCTGATTTCTCAGTTGTTCCAGCAGCTCTGACCTTGTACCAAAAGCTTGTACGTTAGTAAGTAGGAACGTAATCAGGCAAATACATATAAACCTCCACATAACAATCCTCCAAAGAATAAGGCTCTCATTACTTCACCCGCCATCCAAGTTTTTTGGATTGGTAGACGAGATGCAATAAAGAACGCGATTGGAAAAGCTATGCCCATCAGCGCGGTAAGCAGATAAAGCGGTTGCCAATATGAAAGGATCACTATCGTTGGCAAAGCCCACATAATACCTCGTACAAATAAACTAAATACAGACCCGATATAGGTTTTGTGCATCCATGGTAGCTGCCACCACTCAGAGTCACTTTCGCGTCTGGTTAATACATATCCTATAGGTGCGCCCCAACCTGTCTTTTCGCCTAACCACCATGTAACGGAGCAAACAAGGGCATACCAATGGAAGCCAGATACCATTAATCCGATTAATAAGCCATAACCGAACTTACCCATATAGCCCAATATTTTTCTTCTTTTCCCTTCAAAACCAAACCTGTACCCGCCACGAACTATGTCAGCAAGGACAAGTAAGGGGACGAGACTAACGATCCAGTATTCCATTCTTTAAATCCAATGGGTCAACCTTCTTCCTGTTGTATTTGTTCTTAACAGGATGGAAGTGATCCTTGTTTCTGTATTTGTATTTATCCACCTGTGCCACCTATATTGCTAGTGCCACCCATAAGGTATCCATCACCGTCTATCCAGTCAGTACCGCCTTTAAGTCCTGTTGTGTCATTCATGGATCAGTACCGCCCCAAAAATTACTTTCTACACATTCCTTGCACTCAGAACACATAATATTTCCATCCTTACATAACCAGAAGTTAGGGCTACCACAAGCACAACTCCATACATGGTTTTGGTAGTCGGATAGTTGTGTTACGTTATCCACCACTACCAGCACCTATAAAGGCGTAACCACCGCCAAAACCACCACCTATAGAGGTTTCATCAAGACCACGTTTCCACATCCACTCAAGATCACCATCTTTTTCAATACCGTCATATCCATCGTTAATCATTTGTCCTATTACCCCGTTCATCTTACAATCCTCCGTTTTCCAAACATTCGTAAACTACATCACCTACCATCTTATAGTATTCATCTTGTTCAAGCGAATATTCAAGTTGATATACCCAGACATTTATTACCCTCTCTGGCGCCCCATCTTCCCTCATTTTGTTCTTTAACTGCCCTGTAAGATAGTCAATAGGCACGTTATTCTTGTAATCCTGCCATAATTTACCAAATACAGCCGCTTTAAGTGAGCATTGAGTATCTATAGCTTGTGGTTCGTTTTCATGGGCGTAAACGTCTTTTGTTGCCCAACCTATAATAAAAGCAACAACCAGTAAACTAAAAACCATATTTCTTGGCTTCATTCTCAACTCTCCTCATAAATTCTTCTTTTTCGTCTTCATTCACGTAGTTCATAGCATATACGGACGCTGCGATAGTGCCAAACGTAGTTAGCTGGTAGAAATATTTATCTACTATTGCGTCAAGGTGTTTCAGATGGGCGAATTCCGCAATCTCTGTAACACAGATTTCTTCGGGCTTGTATGTCATTAACTGTTCCATAGTCCATATACTCTCCTTAATTATAGCTAATCTTTCTCAATAACACATGCTCCTTCAACCTTACATATCACATCAAGATCAACATTGGATAAACCAAAATAAATACAAACACCCAAACTTCCTATTGCAAGCGACAAAAGAAAAGCTGCTTCTACTATATCCCCCCTCATATCACTAACCCCCATATCTGATCCCACACCCCCCACAAGGAAAGCAGTATCATTATGATTATAAATAACCAGCCAAGTTCAGTTAAATATTTCATTCGTAATTATCTTCTTCCATCTTATAGGGGATGGCCTCGTCGTCTATATTGACCTTGACGTTGAATTTAGGCCATTTATCATCTGTATGGGGTAAATCACCACCATCAAGCGTTTCCCGCCAAGGTACTGTTGAGGGGAGGAACATGATCTGGAAGGTATATCTATCCGTTTTTGTAGGCCATAAACATTTATGAAGGACATTAGAGGGTTCAAACAGTAAAGACTCTCCTTCTCCTATATTAAAAACGAAGGGATGGTAGGGTAGTCCCAGCCCAGATAAATCGCTTAATCGCTCCTTAACGTCACAAAAAACATAGCCATAACGTCGGTATATTTCAGTTTCCCCTAGTGGCAAAAGAGCGGTATTACCCCCACATTCATCAGACGAGGTTAAATAGGTGATTAATTTCAGATGACGATGCGGCCCCCCATCACAATGCCAACGGGTATTATAGGGAACGTCCATATCATCCGTTGCTTTGTTGTTTTTATAGAAAAACATAAAAATAGGTAAAAAATAGAACTGGAAATAGCCTACTACCGTCTTTTCTATCTCAGGGGTAATGGTATCTCTGAATAAT